AAAGAGAGCATGGCCGACACCCGTCACGGTTAAAATAAAAGTGATCATTTTCACCCCTTCGGCCCCTTTACGCAAATGGCCTCACCGTCCAGAGCATTCAAGAGTTTGCAGTCCATGTCTACGGACGACGAAAGTATAACGTCTGACGTAGTAGAATCACCTACCACCATTTGGTTCACGTCATAGCCGATCCGCGCGTAATTTAGCCATGCCAACGGGGTTGGCAGAAAGGCACAGCCAGAGATTAATAAGACAGACATCATCAGCAATAATTTTTCTGCCATTAAATCTTCTCCCCCGGTGGAGCATTAACCTTGTAGTTTTCACCCCAAATCAAAACGCAAGTAAGTCCTTCTTGAGAAGTCGTAGTCACCGTCCATGAGCCAGCTTTAGAAGTGAACAGCATCATTATAAGCGGAATGTTTGCGGCTTGAAGAACACCTGACGCCATTAATTTTTCGCCGTATTCCTGAGATAGCAACGGCCCCAGAATTCTGGTCGGCATACATTGATTTGGCTTTAGGGCTATAATATTGCCGATAGTAGGTGTGGGCAAATCGGCATCAGCCGCTGCACAACCTGTTATCAATAACATAAACATAAGAACCGGAATCAGTTTGAGCATTATACTCACTTCTTGTCTGTACGATCTGTGTTCCAAAGCCTGAATAACTCAACGAGCTTAAGCTCCATCGTCTTAATTTTCTCATGATGTGCGCCAATCGCCAGCACCACCAGGACTGCAAAAGTAATTATAGGCCACCATTTCAGTATCTCATCCATTTTTGTTCCACTGCTCACGGATTTTATAACTCACGAGAAACAGGCCAGCCACCACCAGCAAAGCGTTTCCGAACAAAATGAATAGACTAGTGTATTCAGTTATGAGCTGCAAAGTCACGCCGCCGCCGCCGATTCCGATGGAGATTTTCCCGGCTGTTTCAGCCGACATTTCTTGCACGATGTCTGTGACCTTGGTCATGGCCGTTACTCAGCCCCGCGCTCATTACTGCGGTTTGGAAATGTCATGGCCGCTCACCTCGCAAAGTTTTCTTCACATCGATGAGCGCCTTGGTTCTGTCATCAGGCGTGACTCCATTATCGTAGATGTCCTCGATATATCGGGGCAGTGTGTCCGTCTTGTTCATAGCGGCTTGCCACACACCCATCGCCACCTTCGCGTCATAACCCGCTTGGTCAAACGTGATGGTCTTAGCTACAGGGTCAACGACCTTGAAGCCGTGTCGGCCACCGGGGTCCGGCGCGTAGAACGCCAGCGCATTACGCCCCTCGTTTATCATAACGGCTATCATAGCTTCGGCACTCACTTCTGTTTCGGCTTCACCCTCAACAATGATAATGTTGTTCTCATCCCAATCACCCGCTATCAAATACTTCATGTGATCGACCTCCGCATCAATTCAATTTGAGCCAAGTCCATGTTCTGCGCGCCGGGGTCAATCCTCATTTTTGTAACCGCACTAGATGTGGGATACATCGCCGAGCCAAAAGCGTTAATCATACTGGCTGCGCCATCGTGGTCGGATATTCCGCACCATGTTTTACAGTGAGTCGCCTCCGCCGCGCCGGGATTAAAGAACTCCCAAGTCATAGCCGAAAATTCTCCCGCGCTCGTACCGCCATGAAGAATGAGAGCGGGCCAAGGAATGCCAGTTGTTATTTGTTGTCGGTCACCTGTTATTGTTGTGTTAATATGATGCAGAGAGGCGTTGGTGTAAGAGCCTACAAGCCAATCTGGAGTAGAACCTGTTCCTAACTGTACCATCGGAGGATCGTTGGACGTTCCATCAGCGGCGAACTCAACTTGCCGACAAGTAATTAGGTAATCGTAACCCGCCGCAAATGTGTGGGAGAAGGTTGTAACAGCCGTGCTAGAAGTGATGTCAACGCTTTCAACAAGGCTGTAGCCACCGCCGCCAGCTAGGTCGAGGATTCCTTGGACAGTGTCACGTTTAGTATTTCCACTATCATTCACATCGCCTAAAAGAATGCTGTCACCAGCAGCTACTGTAACTTCGGTAAAGTCTGCGACGAGAGCATCCTTCAGCTTAGTTTCATCAACAGCATTAGCTTGGATCTTGGCAGTTGTTACACTGTCATCAGGTGGTGCGCCACCTTGTACTAGAAAGGCCATTTATTTTTCCTCTTCATATTCATGCTCATGACGGACGTGTTTTTCTTAATGCTTTCTTGGCCGCATGATTATTCTGCACCATCTTCGGCAACTTGGCCTTCTGTGCCACGCTCATGGTGTCTATGATGTCCTCGTTAATTCGCGCAAGCACACGGTCACTGTCTACCATTTCTTGCTTCCACTGACGCATCGGGGCTTCGTCTAACCATGTGGCTTCTTGTGCGTCGCGTTCAGCTTCTTCCGCAGCGGTGTACGGAACTTTAATGTCGCCGCCCTTTATGTGAAATCTTGCCATTATGCCCTCGCTAGCCCCCATATAGAAGCCTCTCCGGTGATGTTTCCACTGCTGTATAGTAGCCTGATGGCCGTAACAGCGGTTGCCGCTTCGTAAGCTGCGCCGAAAGTCGTTCCGTAGAAATTACCAGCCGTATCACACACACCGCCATTACCGCTAAAGAATGTTGATGCCGCTGCGCTGGAAGGTTCGTGTATCCAGAAGTTACCCGCGCCCCCTTCTGTAGCAACATTACCCATACCTCTGTCTGAGTGCAGCCTAATATCCGCTGCACCGTCCGCTCCGGTACTAGCTGGTGAAGTTGTGTCATTATGCAGCGCGCAGTACGCATAAAGGCTGGTTTGATAAGTAGGCGTACCGCCCGTTCCTACAACTAAAGTCAGTTGTGCGTTATCTGTTGCTGGCACGACTCGGTAAGAACAGAAATAGCTTTCATAAGTGCTATTAATGCCGGTTTCAAAGTCCCATGTTGCGCCTGTTGTGGTTATAGTTTCGATAAGAACTAGCCCCGCCGCTGGAGGGGATGCCCATGATGGGAGCCCACTTGCAAGGGTAAGGACAGTAGTATCGCTACCCTTGGCGAGACGAGTAATGGTGTCTGTGCCACTAGCATAGATAACATCACCAGCCACTAAGGATGGATTGAGCTTGCCACCCGTTACAGCGTTATCAGCAATGTCTCCTGTCTGCACAGTTGTCAGGGATGTACGCCCACTGAGGAAGGCCATTAGGTTTGCACCAAGTAACTGATCGATGCCTCCAGATGGCTGTTAGCCTCGGCATCGAACCATATTGCATCACTGTTATTGAGAATGAGCTTGCCGCCATTAAGAATGTCGAGGGCGTCATTGACGGGAATCTCAACTTGATGAGCCAATTCGGAATCGACGCCACCTGATCTGACTACATTTACGGTGACCCATGATCCCGCAGAGGCATGGATGTTTCCCACCGACAATCCGATGATAGTAATTACTTGAGAGCCACTAGCCGTAAGACCAGCAGCATCCGTGGTTGTTATGGCGTAACCTTTGCCTGTTAGTACATCTGCCATTGTTTTATCCTAAAGCTAAGACGATGCCGAGTCCGACGCCGCCAAGGTTATCGAGAGAAGTCGCTGCGTTACTTACATCTGAGAGATTATTTGAGGCGACCAAGTCGCCAGAACCCGCACCATCATCACCAGAAAACGCGAAGGTTACACCAACAATGTCACCATCAGATAAGGTGCCGAAAGTCGCCTGATGTGTCACGGCCACTTTCGAGTATGTCGAGGCAGAGGTCACCGCACCTGAAACCTTGAACATTACTCCAGCAGTCGCAGACCCAGCTTCTTGGATATAGATGGAAGCTGAGTTGGTCGCTGTCGGATCGTCCAGGCTGTCGATAAGAGCATTGATCGAAACACTGTTTCGTTCAACATCGTCAAAGTAGAGAACCGTCGCGCTGGAAAGAGTGGCGTTGTTGGCCCAAACCTTCCCGGCACCTTGATCGGTGTCAGTGGTGGTAGTCTCCCAAGTCATGGAGATGCCAGCGGCCTTTGAGGAAGAATCGACGTAGGCTTTCGCGGATTGTTGGGTGACTCCAGCGACGGCTGAATCACTTGCCATGTCGTCTTCGTCTAAAAACCCAGCGGTCAAGGTCGCGCCAGCCGACATGGCGATTGAGGTCAAGCCAGCCAGCGTACCGGAGGTGGCTGTGATGGCGCTGCATTTAAACGGCGCGTAGGAGTAGCTGATGTTGCCGGTGCTTGAACCGGTGGCGGTAGTTGTCGCGGCAACGAAATAATCTCCGCTTTCATCCCACCCAAGAAATCCATTATTGCCCGTTGACCCACGTTCAAAAATGAACCCAAGATCGTTGGCGTTTGAACCCGCACCAGAATTTAATTCGATAAGCGGGTCTTTGATTTCTGTGTTGGTGGCATCGTTTGTTACTGTGGTTCCATTGATCGTCAGGTTGCCCGTAACCGTTAGGTTGCCAGAGATGTCGGTATTGCCCGTGGTCTGGATGCTATCAACCCACAACTTCAACCACCGGACACCCGTCGAGCCTATGGAATCCGTGCTGTCTGTGTCGGAGAGAATATCCCCGCCGTGAGTCGTGACACCTACGATATGCGCCGTGCCAGCTACACCTAGACCGCCATCAGTATGGATGCTGCCTGTGGTGCCACTGGTAGATGTAGTAGTGTCGTCAATAGACAAGATGCCAGAGCCGGTGATCGCAGTAGCCGCCAAGGTTCCAGTGACGGTTAAGCCCGTGGTGGATAGATCAAGACCCTTGACGCCGTTGACAGACCAGCCAAGCTGATCGGCCCCCACTCTCCAGGCTCCCGAATTTGGGTCAGCAGAGTAGGAATAGTAGGGCAAAAGCACCGTCCCATCACCACCAAGACTCTGACCAGCGGAGGTTGACGAACTTGTCAGGGCAGTACCAGCGGCGTCCCACTTGAGGAACGCATCGGCAACAGGTGTAGCCAGCGTGGGGTCCGCGCCAGAGAAGTCACCGTCCGACAGCTTGACCGACCTGTCCGACAGGGTCTTGAGTTGCTGGGTCAGCATGGTCAGCGTGTCGAGTTGCTGCTCGACAAGGTCTGACGGAAAGGGGTCGTTCTCTACAAGGTCCAGGGTT